AACAAACAATATTAAAATTGTTTTAAATGAACAACCAAAGAAACAAAGAAAATTATCTTTGTCTTCTATAGGTAAACCTACAAGACAATTATGGTATGATAAACATTCCAATTCAGAAGCTAGACCTTTAGCTCCATCAACAAGAATTAAATTTTTATATGGACATATACTAGAAGATTTACTTATACTTTTATCTAGAGTAGCAGGACATACAGTTACAGAAGAACAAAAGGAAGTAGAAGTAGAAGGTATCAAGGGACATCAAGATTGTAAGATAGATGGTATATTAGTAGATTGTAAGAGTGCTAGTGGATATGCTTTTAAAAAGTTTGCTAATAATAAATTAGCTGATGATGACCCTTTTGGATACATAGCACAAATATCTGCTTACTCTGAAGGTAATGGTGTTAAAGAAGCTTACTTCTTAGCAATAGATAAACAACATGGTAATATTGCACTAACAAGAGTGCATGATATGGAGATGATAAATGCAAAAGAAAGAGTACAGTATCTCAAAGGTGCTTTGGAATCTAAAACAATTCCTGATAGATGTTATAGTGATATTCCTGAAGGTGTTTCTGGGAATAGGAAGCTTGCTATTGGTTGTGTTTTTTGTCCTCATAAAAGAGAGTGTTGGTCTGATGCTAACCAAGGTAAAGGACTTCGTGCTTTTAAGTATGAAAAAGGTCCAACATATTTTACAAACATTGCAAAAGAACCTAGAGTAGAAGAAATATTAGAATGGTAAACAATCATTGGGTGTGGTATAAGAGTGATAAACCTTTTATACCTAATGAAGATAAGTTTGGTTTTGTTTATATAATAACTAATACTAAAACAAAAAAAGCTTATGTGGGTTGTAAACAATATTATATAGGTAAGACTAAAAAAAAATCTAAATGGCAAACTTATGTAGGTTCTTCTAAATATTTAAAAGAAGATATTAAAAAAATAGGTAAACAATTTTTTACTTTTGAAGTAATAGCAGAGTATAAGAATAAAAGAAGTTTACGTTATTATGAAATGCATTATCAAGTAAAATGGAATGTTCTTACTTCTACTATAGAAGGTAGTGATGAACCTGCATATTATAATTCATATGTAGGTGGTAAATTTTATAGACCTATTGAAAGTTATGATGATGTATTTAAACAAAAATTACGAGAAGCAAATTTAGGAGAAAAAAATCCTATGTATGGTAAACCTCGTTCTGAAGAAACAAAAAGAAAAATTAGTAAAACATTAAAGGAAAAAACATGGCAATAAAAACACATATATTAGAAGCAGTTATGTCTCACTACACAGCAGAAAGAGATAAAGCTTTAGCAAATATTAAGATACATCTTAACAATCCTGTAGGTGTAGGTGAACATCCTAAAATTGTAGAAGATGTTATTGAATTAGTACATAAGGCATCTGAAGCAAAAGATGCAATAGATATGTTGATGAATATAGTAAATAATGAAAAAGACAATTGATATATTTTTAGATGTAGAATTTAACAATAAAGAATCTCCTGAAAGAGGTTTATTTTTATCAGTTATACTACAAGCTTTATTAGATGCTACAAGTAAAAAAAGTAAAGTAAATAGAGATAGAGCTATATCATGGTTTTTTTGTAGTGTTGGTGTTACATGTGATAACTTTGAGCAGATTTGTCAACATGCAGGATTAAGTCCTTCATATACAAGAAGCTTTGCATATAAAGTTATTCATTCACCAGATATAAAATATGTTAGACAAAGAATAAAAAAGATGTTATAATATGGAATTTAATTTATTAACATGTTTTATTATAGGAATATTATTAGGTATGTTTATTGTTTTAATAGCATACTTTTTAACTAAATTATAGGAGAGGATTATGGGATTAATGGATAAAGCTATTGCAGATACAGTAAAAGATACAAAAGGTTTTAAAAAAACAAATATAGAAAAAGAAGCTAGATTAGCTACAGAAAGACAAGTAGGTGGAGACCATTACAAATCATGTAAGATACAACCTGTTGATTATATTGTAGAAAATAATCTTACTTTTCTTGAGGGTAATGTAGTAAAGTATATTACAAGACATAGAAGAAAAGGTGAAGGAGCTAGTGATATAGAAAAAGTTATACATTATTGTGAATTAATATTGGAGAAAGATTATGGCAGGAAATAATTATTTACCAACAGAGTATCAAACATTTATACATGCATCTAGATATGCACGTTGGTTACCTGATGAAGGTAGAAGAGAAACATGGATAGAAACAGTTACAAGATTAACTAATTTTTTTCAAATACATTTAAAGAAAAATTTAGATATAGAAATAGATAGTGAAGTATGGAGAAAAATAGAAGATTATATTATTAATCTTTCTGTTATGCCATCTATGAGAGCATTAATGACAGCAGGTGCTGCATTAGAAAGAGAAAATATAGCAGGATATAATTGTTCTTATATTCCTATTGATAATCCAAAAGCATTTGATGAAGTATTATACATACTTATGAATGGTACAGGTGTAGGTTTCTCTGTTGAGAGACAATACATAGATAAGTTGCCTACTATACCAGATAGAGAGTTTGAAAAAACAGATGATGTTGTTTCTGTTAATGATTCTAAAGAAGGTTGGGCAAGAGCATTTAAAGATTTAATATCTTATTTATATACATGTAGAATACCTAAGATAAATATAAATAAGGTTAGACCTGCAGGTGCTCGACTAAAAACATTTGGTGGTAGAGCTAGTGGTCCTCAACCTTTAGTTAATTTATTTGATTTTACTATTGATAAGTTTAAAAATGCTAGGGGTAGAAAATTATCTTCTATGGAGTGTCATGATATAGTTTGTAAAACAGGTGAAGTTGTGGTTGTAGGTGGTGTGCGTAGGTCAGCTCTTATATCTCTGTCTAATTTATCAGACCAGAGATTAAGAGTTGCTAAATCTGGAGCATGGTGGGAAACTAATCCAGAAAGAGCATTAGCTAATAACTCTGTAGCATACACAGAGAAACCAGATGCAGGTATTTTTATGAAAGAATGGTTAGCATTATATGAAAGTAAATCTGGTGAACGTGGTATCTTTAATAGAAAGTCTGCTCAAGAAAAAGCTAGAGAAAATGGTAGACGTAATGCTGATTGGGACTTTGGTACTAATCCTTGTAGTGAGATTATATTAAGACCTAATCAATTCTGTAATCTTACAGAGGTAGTTGTAAGACCATTAGATACAGAAGAATCATTACATGATAAGATAGAGGTAGCTACTATATTAGGTACAATACAAGCTACACTTACAGACTTTGGTTATTTACGTAAAAGATGGCAAACAAATACAGAAGAAGAAAGATTATTGGGTGTATCTCTTACAGGTATTATGGATAATAGTTTATTATCTAGAATGAGAACTCAACTACCAGATGTATTAGCAAAGATGAGACAAAAAGCTGTATTAACTAATGAAGAATGGTCAAAGAAGTTAGGTATACCACAGTCAACAGCTATCACTTGTGTTAAACCTTCTGGTACAGTTAGTCAATTAGTTGATAGTGCTAGTGGCATACATGCTAGACATAATCCTTACTACATTAGAACAGTAAGAGGAGATAAAAAAGACCCATTAACACAGTTTATGGCAGACCAAGGCATACCTTGTGAAGATGATGTGATGCAACCTAATAACTCTGTTTTTTCTTTTCCTATGAAAGCAGACTCTAGTGCTATATTTAGATATACTATGACTGCTATTGAACAGTTAGAGATATGGAAGTGTTATGCACAACATTGGTGTGAACATAAACCATCAGTAACTATATCTGTTAAAGAACATGAATGGATTAATGTAGGTAATTGGTGTTGGGATAATTTTGATACACTATCTGGTATATCATTTTTACCTTTTTCAGACCATACATATCAGCAAGCACCTTATCAAGATATAGATGAAGTACAATACAATGATTTACAATCTAAGATGCCAAAGGATATTGATTGGAGTAAGTTACAAGATTATGAAACAGAAGATAATACAAGGGGTTCACAAGAGTTAGCATGTAAAGCAGGTTCTTGTGAGTTAGTTGATATATAATGCTAGATTATATTGTAATAGTAATATGTATAGCATTAATATTAAATATATTATATGCATAAAAAGTTCTTGACTTTCATATATTTATACTGTATAATTACATAAATGAGTGCCAGAAATGGACTCTTTTTTTAACTTGCTTATTTAAGGAGATAAATATATGTTTGAAGTAGATACATTTTCAAGACAAGCTATTGGCTTTGATAGATTGTTTGATGTAATGAACAACATAAGAGGGAAAGATGTAAACTATCCACCTTATGATATTATAAAAAAAGATGAAGAAACTTTTATTATAGAGTTTGCTTTGTCAGGATTTAGTAAAGATGATTTAAATATTACTGTAAAAGAAAATCATCTTACTATAGAAGGTGATTATATAAGAGGAGAAGATTTAGAATACTTGCATAAAGGTATTGCTAAAAGGTCTTTTACTAGGGACTTTGTTCTAGCAGACACGTTAAACGTTGAAGACGTTACATTCAGCGAAGGTATATTAAGAGTAGTTCTTAAACAAATTGTACCTGAAGAACAAAAACCAAAAAAGATTAAAATAAATTAAAGTTAATTAGAGGAGCTGTAAAAGGCTCCTCATTTTTTTTGGAGAAGAAATGCACGTGCTATTAAAGAATCAAATGGTAAACACAGTTTACGTAGGGTATGACCCTAAAGAACATACTGCTTATGAGGTATTAAAATTTTCATTAGA